TGCGAGTGGATACCTGGTGAAACCCGGGAATCACCCAATCGTGTGGATGCATTGGTATGGGCAATAACTGAACTTATGCTTGGTGAGCCTGAACCAGAAGAGGCGATTATAGTTTATGATGCAATGGAAGCAGTAAGGGAATTGGAGTTAGCATGACTGAAGAAACACGTTTAAGAGAACTAGCCCCCGTAGATGAATTAGAAGTAATCATTCGGGAAGCCCTTGCTACTGTTGAGGATGAACTTAGGCTTGAAGATACGGGGTGGATAAATCTTAGCAGGACTACGGGCGATGTTATTAGTGCTCAAGCCAGAATTACCAACCTGAATCTGTCTCGGCTCTATTATGCAAAAGACCCGTTGGGAAAGCAGGCGATTCGTCTCTGGACTGATTACACTTTCGGTACTGGGATGACAGCCCATTCAGATGAGGAGAATACCGAAAAGGTAAGGAGTGCATTCTGGGATTCAAAGGCTAACCAGAGTGTTTTATCAGCACGAGGTCAGCGCAAGTCATCTGATAAGTTATTGGTTGATGGTGAGGTATTCTTTGCAATCTTCTTAGGGGCTAAGGGGGAAGCCAAGATTAGATTCATCGACCCATTGGAGATAACCGAGATAATTACTAACCCCGATGATGTTGAGGATGCAAGGTATTACAGGCGACAGTGGTCGGATGCTCAGGGTAAATCACATGATACCGTATATCGCAGTACGACAAATATTAAGAATGAAGCTACCAAAGACTCACTGGGAGCAAGTGTTCAAAAGAATGATGATGCCCTAGTCTATCACCTAACATATAATACTATTAGTCAAAGGGGCAATCCCTTATTGTTACCAGCGTTAGATTGGATTAAACAATACAGGCGCTTCTTGGCCTCCAGGGTGGCTGTCATGCTGGCTCTGGCAAGATTTGCCTGGAGAACTAAAGTGAAGGGTGGCCAAACCGCAGTAGATGCTATTAAAGCTAAGACTCACCAGCAATCAGTGGCGGCAGGGTCACAATTACTAGAGAACTTAGGTTCTGATACTACACCGATTAAAACAGAGTCTGGGGCTTCTTCGGCATATCAGGATGCCCGTATGATTAAACTTCAGGTCTGTGCGGCGGTTGGCATCCCTGAGCAATACTTCGGTGATATAGCAACAGGCAATCTTGCTACTGCCAAGACGGTTGAGCTTCCTTTGATAAAGATGTTTCAATCATATCAAGCAATCTGGGGTGATGCTTACAAGGATATAAATGATATAGTTTTTGAACATAACAGTATACCAGAGGACAAGAGATATGTAGACCTTGACTTCCCAGAAATAGCGCCATCCGATGTAGCTCAGGCAGCCACAGCCCTAGTCCAGATACTACAGGTATTACCCGAACTTGGAGATACCGATGATGTTAAACAGATAGCCTTGATGACTCTAGGAGTGAATGACCCTGCTGAAGTATTAGATGAGTTAGCGAAAGAAGCCAAAACAAATCCCAGTATCGCATTAACTAAGGCGCTAAAGCAGTTCAGAGAGTCAATTAAAAAGGAGCAATAGATGAATAGGAAATTTCCCGCTGTATTATGGTTGCTACCTATATTCTTGGGGATTGTTGGTGGGGTAGCTGCCGCCCTGATTGCCAATCTTGAATACAAGGCGAGCTGGTGGGAGCTGTTGGTTGCAGGGGGGGTAATCAGTTTTCTGGGAATCAGCGCTTACTTTGTTTATTTATACCTTGTGCTTATCCCACTAATAACATTTTAGGGGGTTCCAATGTGGATGAGTAAGAAGCAGTTGGATAAATTACAGCGTGCCAGCTACGAGTTTGGGTTAAACGTAGGCTTTGATGCTGGGATGCGTAAAGGGTTATACGGCAGGATAATCAAGCTAGAGAGTGCTTTAGAGCAAGCCGAGGAGATATTAAAAAGGAGTAAGTAATGAATAGAGTAATGGACGAACTCACAATACCTTTGGGCAACTATCCCATTGGAGATGAGCCTTTCACAGCAATGATAGCCACAGACAGGCAGGCGGTGTTAGATTTATTGGATGAGGTGAAAGCCATTCGGGGCAAGGATGGCTATTTTGAAATTACTATGCACTGCGGTTACTCACAGAGGTTCGAGAAACACGAGGATATTCCCTTTGAGGACTTACCCTGTCCTTGCGGTAAGTCAGATTACTATTTAATTAAATATAAGGAATAAGTAGTGGATATTGCCATTGAGGATTGTCGTAGGGGTAGGAAGCAACGAAGATACTATATACTAAAAGAAGGTGCTAAATCATATATGGTCTTGCCTGATGGTATGTATTTGGGGGTGAATGACAAGGATAAGGAGACGATTCTGGGTGAGCCTTCCTCCACAATTTATAGAGAAGTTGAGAAGGCTAATTTCATAAGCGAGGTAAAAGAAAGGAGCAGATAAATGAAATGTGAGAAGTGTCAGGACAGAGGTTTTATAGAATTTGAACATGGGTTGGTTATGAAGTTGTGCGACTGTGATAAAGCTAGAGAGGTTGCAGAGAGAAACGGTATACCTTGGAGAGAAAATGAGAAACCTAAAGCTTTAATTTTATCAGAAAGAATGGGCAATGGAGAGACACTTAAAGAACTAGAAATCAAAGCTCATAAAATAATCGAGGCGTGTAATGACAGTAGTAGCAGAATTGGACAAGTTGATTCAGATATTGGAAGCGGAGATACCAGCGAACCCAAACTCATTAAAAAACAAAGAACTAAGAAGAAAGCTAGGAAAAGAACTGGCTAAATACTTTGGTAGGCTGGAGAAGGCGTTTCCTTACCAAAAGCTGGATAGGATTTATAGTAAGTATGTAAAGGAGTAGATGATGAGAATTGAACTTGTTAAATTGCTATTGCATTGCGCTTGGGGAGTATGGAGGGGAAGGCTCATTTTGGATGAGACGAGGCAAAGTATAGAGAGGATAGAAATTAGTTTATATAAACGTGGTTATTATCGAGAGCGTATGTTGGTGAAATAAATGCCATTAAGTTCTGATACGGGAAATATAATTGACCCTATGCTGAAAACTCTACAGGATGATTTGGTTCGTGTATTAAGAGGGCATCTATCAACTATTTATGGGGTGGGCAGTGCCGAAATGATTACTTGGGGAAAAACTAAAGGTGGAGTTCCTATATCGTTTGAGGGACCACCCATTTCACAGGCAATAGATTGGGCCGAGAAGCGTGGCGCTGCATTGGTTACCCAGATGGACATCGAGACAAAAAGGCGGTTGGCTTACACTATCAGTCAGGGGATTGAGAATAAGAGAGGTATTCCAGGATTGGCTAGGGATATTCGTGGTGAATTTGCCGATATGACCAAGTATCGCAGTGATTTAATAGCCAAAACTGAGACGAGGCAAGCATTGTTTCAGGCTTCACATGACAGAATGGTTGATATGGGGATTGATGGTAAGGAGTGGGTATTAGGGGCAGGTGGCGCTGAGGGTAATTGCGATGATTGCCTTGCCAATGCTGCTGCAAAGGTTATCCCAGTAAATGAGGAATTCCCGATACCAGAAGGTGATATTCATCCAGGATGTACCTGTGCGATTGCTCCGGCGAGGTTAAGTAGATGATAGATATTTAGGGAGGTAATGAATGCCATATACAGTTGACAATCCACCAGATGCACTTGAGGGGCTACCCAAGCATTTAATTGAAATATGGGTTGCTGCTTACAACTCAGCATTTAAGCAATATAACGGGAATGAAGGAAAGGCTGCTGGCACAGCGTGGGCAGCCGTTAAAACTAAATACAAGAAGAATGAACAAGGAAAATGGGTAGCCAAGGAGGCGAGAATGTTAAGTGATAAAAACAAAAGCACCCTACTTCAAGCGGCATTAATGTCTGAATACAAAATAGGCCAGTCAGTGCCCATACCCAAGAATCTGACTATTGATGAAGTCTTTACAGATAAGGTTATTTATGATGTTGATGGGCAGCTCTATGAATCCATCTATGAGCTTGATGAGGATGGCAAGGTTACATTCAGTGACCCTAAAAAGGTATTAAGCACCAAAGTCTATAAGGCGATGGAATCTTTGCAGTCTACATATTCCGAGATTATACAGGAAGCGGGTAAACGAAATGCCTCATTGGATTCTGTTCGTATAAAGAAAATCGTGGAGTTATGCCAAGAGCTATTATCATCTGAGGATGTTCCTGAAGATAAGACAAAGGAGGCGCTAAAAGAGGCTGTCTCCGTGTTAAAAATAATTAAAGAGCAGGCGGCAATGAAAACAGAAGATGGGGTGAAGTTCCCTGCTGCTGCCTTTGCTTATGTACCTGACCCAGAGAAGCCGTCAGAGTGGAAACTAAGACTATGGGAAGACCCGACCAAGAAGGTTACCCGCAGGCAATTAGGCGCTGCCGCTGCTGCTCTAAGCCCTGGCGGGTTTAGGGGGCAGAAGGTTCAAATCCCCTCCGCTGACTTACCTGCTGTTAAGAGGAAGATAAGAGCTGAATACAGAAAACTTGATGTAGCTGATGAGGACATACCTAGGTGGGTAAAGGAAAGTACAGAAAAGAGAATTAGGATTAGGGAGACAACAACCAATGTTTTAGCTGAGGAAGTCACAGCCAAGGAAATTTATGAAGGCATACTTCCCTTGAGGATAATCCGTCCTGGCTTTAATGAATCTAAGGAACGATACTATTCCAACCAATCAATTAAAGATGCCTCTCGTATCTTTGAAAATACAAAGATGTATGCTGACCATCCCACACCGAGTGAGGAAAAAGAACGCCCAGAAAGGTCAATAAGGGATTGGGTTTCTACTCTACACGACACTAGGGTAAGTGAGAGCCAAAATGCAGTAGGAAAGGCACATATTCACTCTGGTTGGTTAAAGGAAATGGTGCAAAACCTTTTTGAGCAAGGAAACTTGAATCAGCTAGGAACATCAATAAATGCTGTTGGTACTGCAACTAAGCAGACTATTGATGGTATTGAAACGCTATATATCGAAAGTCTTACGGGGGGGAAGTCAGTTGATTTTGTCACCGAAGCGGGGGCTGGAGGGCAAGCGGGACTGAAGGAAAGTATCTCTGATGAAATTCTGGATACTGAGCTAATAGACCTTGCGATGCTCAAAGATGCTCGACCCGATTTGGTTAAACTTTTAGAAGGAGAAGTTAGGGAAAACTTAAAACAGGAGGTTAAGAAGGCAATGGAGAATGAAGAAAGGGTCAAGGAGCTCGAAGGCCAGATTGAAACCCTGACCACGGAGAGGGACACACTCAAGGAAGCTGCTGAACAGGCGGTAAAGGAAAAAGCAAAAGCTGAAGCACAAGCCTCAATAAAAGAGGCTGTAGACAAGGCTGAACTACCCGATGCTGCCAAAGAGCGACTTGTAGAGAGGTTCAAGGACTCCGAATCTGCTGAAGGAATTGAGGAAGCGGTTAAATCTGAAATAGATTATATCGCTAAACTTTCTGAAGCGGGCAAGGTCAAAGGGCTTGGAGGCTCTAAGCCCGATACTGAGAAAGACCACGAGGCTCTAAAAGAGAGCTTCAAACGACTGAACCCAGATTGGTCTGATGAACAATTGAAATTAGCCGTTTCTGGGCGATAAAATAAACTAGGAGGAAAACAAAATGCCTACTCAAGATTGGGGGGTTTATCAAGATAGTTTAACCCTCGGAACTGAAGTCAGTTCCACTTATGAAGGTAGACACATAACGGCTACTGCTGCGGAATTAAATCACGGAAACATTCTCGGAGTAGTTACCAAGGGTTATCCTGTTATATTTGATATTGTAGCAGGTGCTCATGGCGTTGGTGTTGCCTTTAACACGGAAGTAGCAGGAACCGACCTGATTGCCGTTGATACTGAAGGGATATGGAATCTCAGCGTTGTATCAAGCGATGATGCTGGTAATAGCTTGGTTGTTGCTGGCGACCCGTTATTTATCAACACCACGACTGCTGTAATCAGTAAAATTAGGAACAACTTAACCCAGATTCCATTCGGTTATGCACTGAGTCAGGGTAA